AGGCCAGGGCGACGCTGCCGCCGCTCGACCTGGGCGGGCCTAGCGGCTAAACCGTTCAATCTGGGCTTTGGTCTCTGCCTCAATCTGCTGCTTGCACAATGCGTCCCAGTGTTCAGAAACCTTTTTCCAGTTGTGGTAGTTCTCGGAGTCCTTGGCCATGAGAAACGCATCCGCAACAACAGCAGCGTGAATAGACTTGGCCATCAGGTCGTCGCCTTTTTCAACGATTTCGTATTGCTCAAAGGCGTCAGCAATCATTTGGTTTTGAAATCTTTTGGCCGCAGACTTTTGGGCAACACCAATCCCAAGGAGCATGACGGCCGAGCCAGCAACGGCTAAAACCAAAACTCCGACCCAAGCAGCTGCATTAAAGCCGGAGCGCCTGCGTGCCACTGGCTTTCCAACTCCGTGTCGCCGGACGTCGATTTTAGGCAGATCGTGTGTGTCCATGACGGCCATGCTACGTCCGCCAAACTGGGCGGGGCAACCCGTCTTCAAAAGGGGCCGGGCAAGCGGGGAGGCACCGCGGGGGAAAGGATGACCCTACGCCGCCTACAACCCGCCGCCCGGCTCAGTCTCGTCCCTGCCAGTACGTGATTCGCTCTTCCGCACGGGCAAGCTCGCATAGGAGCCTAGCCCGCTCGGCCAGCAGCCGGATCACGTCGGCCGCCAGCGTGCCCGAGGTGCCCGTGTAGGCACCCTGGAACTTGCGGGCCCGGTGCTCCATGCGGGCCAAGTCGTCATCAGTCAGCGGCTGTGCCACCCTGCTCCTCCTGGTACAGCAGCAACGCCAGCAGGCTGTAGGACGCCAGATCCAGCAGCGTGTCCTCCACACCCTCGTGACCGAGCCGGCCCGTAGCGTTGAACGTGGCGAGCCTGGTGACCTTGTCGCTCAGCCGCACCATGGCACCCTTCCACGGCTCGATGCCCACGAACGTGGCTCCGTTGCGAATGTTGGCCAGCGGGTCGTTACCGCTCGGGCACCCGTAGTCCTGCGACTTGCCAGCGTGCATGGCCTTGAGACGATCGCATAGGTCGTAAAACGCCTGGCTGGTTGGGTGCGTGCCGTCACGCAGCAGCGAGTCGCCACGCCACGCCTGCGAAAGCACCTCGGCAGCACACGCTTGGGCCGGCTCGCAGCCCGCCAGCGGCGGCGGCTTGTAGCCGATCAGCTTTTCGTCGCTCGGGTCGGTGTTGTCGAGCCGGTGTTTCACGGCGGCCCGCAGTGCCTGGGTAGATTCTTCCAGCGTCGTGGTCATTCCTTCCCCTTTCTCAGATCCCTGTCGCAGAACAGCGGGTACGCCCGCGTCACCTCGTGCCGCCCGTGATCTACGATGGCCATGCCTTGGCACGGCCGCTCCGGTGAGGCGACTCGCTCAGCGTATGGCGAGTGTCCAATCACGCTGCCATTCGCCACGTACCGTGCACCACGCAACCAGCCCCAGCAGTGGTAATGCCCGAAGATCGTCAGGTCGGCCTTTCGCCCTGCGTCCCACCGTGCGATCGCCTTGCTCGCCGGCAGGGCCAGGCCGTAGACGCCACCCGCGTACCGGATGCTGTGGCCGTGCGTTGTGCGAAGCGTGAACCCATCTAAGTCGACGTAGCCAAGGTGCCCTTCTGCAATCTGCCACCGGACGTTTTTGTTGGTCTCTTCACGCGCCAACGTAAAGTACATCATCTGCTCCCAGCTGTGCTCGAGCTCCGTGGCAATGCGGTTCTTTTCGGTGCTTCGCCCGTGGTTGCCAGCGTTGGTGCAGACGACAACCTCGTCGGCGTGCTGGGCCACGCTGTTGATTAGGCCCCGTAGCCGGTCGGCAATCCAGCGGGTGGCGTTCATGGGCGACAGCTGGGCCACCTCAACGCAGTCGGGGTGTATGTGCCCCGTGATGAAGTCGCCGCCTAGCCAGATGACCACGCGCCCGATGTCGGCCTGGTTCCGCTCGTGCTCGAGGCAGTCCAGAAACCGCTCCTCTAGCTCGGCCATCCGCAACTGGCACACGTCTAGGCTGTAGTCGTTCTCGCTGTTGACGGTCTCGGGCAGCACCCGTTCCTCGCAGTGAATGTCTGACAACATCAGGATGGCCGTGGCGTCGTGCTTGGCCCTCTTCTTCGGCCTACCGTTTTTCGGTAGGGCAACAGGCGTTACGCCTTGCAACGCCGTAAACCGGTCGCCCCGCTCACGCTCGCGGTCGATCTGCTCAAGGGCCAGCTTGTACTTGGACCGCAACCCGGCCACTTCGGCCCGCAGCCGGGCCAGCTCGGCATCGGCCTGGAGCTGCTGCTGGGCATGCACCCCAGCCAGAATCTCGGTCACGACCGCTTTAGGCTTGTGAGCCATTCTCGCACCGTGTTGGGTTTAACGTGCACGCCCGACTCGGCCAGACGCTGAGAAATCGCCGGGGCAACATGCCGGGCGACCGTGCCAAACTCACCAGCCAGCCACGCGTCGGCAATGACGCGAATGATCTTGGCCTGCTGCTTGTCTTCCCGATCAAACCAGCGGCGATGATGGACGTTGGGAGGGATCAGCGACTTAATGTCAGCTACGACGTCACCCACGGGGCACCTCCTTGTAGCCAAGGTTGGTCAGCGTTCTCCGCACCACCTTTGCCGCCTCAGTCACGGCCTCCTCGCTGATGCTGGGCCCGAGGCTGGCGTGCAGCAGCTCGTGCACGATCGTTTCGAGGCGGGCACCACCACGCAGCCGCTCGTCAATCAGAATCCGGGGCCGCTGAGCGTTGTCGAAGTACGTCCAGCCGCACGCATCGCCAGTCAGCTTGGTGAACCGCAACAGCCACCGCTTGCCGTCGATGGTGACGTCGTGGTCCTCGGGCATCGGCAGTCCTTTCGCCCGCACTATGGCAAGGGTGTCAACCGAGACGGCCTAGCAGCCGGATTGCACGAACAGCCCACGGCCGCCACCACTTGCGAGAGTGATAGACGCGCCACTGCACGTCCAAAAACCACTCGTTCAAAAGCTCCTGCCTCGCCTGGCAACCGCACGACGTAACGCCCGCAACGCCAAACCACCGAATCACTCGGTCTTTGGTAATGCCAAATGCGGCTAGCCGGTTCTCAACAACATCGCCAAGCATCACTGGTTTCCAGTAGGTTTTCACTGGCCTAGTGCACCTGCGCATCACAGGCAGCGTCATCGTGAATCGCGTACTGGATTGGCGACTCTCCTGTGCTAAAACGGCCCCGGTAAACGCCTAGCCATTTGTGGTTTCCGATCTGCACAGGCGTGGCGCGATTGGTTGTGGTGCCGTCACCGAGTTTATAGTCGGCGTTGTTGCCCCAGGCCCACAATCGTCCTGCCGAGTCGAGCAACCAAGCCGAACGCCTTGCATAATCTCCAAAGTCGGCGTCTACGTAATCTCCTGTTAATAGAGTTTCCTGCGTCGGAGTGTGCGCATCTGTCGGCATGTACAGCCACACCAGCGTTCCGTCACGCTGCAGGGCAATCATGACGTCACCGATAGGGCTAAGCGGCTTGGCGCACTCAAAAGCGGATGCAGAAAAAAAGGGCGTCAATGACGCATGCGAGTAGTTGCATAGCGTCCCGTCCGCAGTTATCAGAGCACAGTCGCGGGTTAGTGCCGACTCGTGTGCTCGAATAAACACGAACCCGCTGTTGTCGATGGCCGCAGTTGCAGTAGCTTGCCTGCCCGTCCCTCCTGGGGCCGCAATGGTTACTGTTGGCGTCGATGTGTACCCTGTGCCGCCATGCCTTATCCGCACGCCTGTAACAACGCCAGCTTCAACAATTGCATCTGCTCCAAAACCTGAACCCCCGCCACCACTTAGCGTAACTGCCGGCGGTACAGGCCCGTACCCACTTCCACCGTCGGTGACCGTGATACGCTTCACAAAACCTGTTTGCTCATACCACGCAGAGTCGTTGAACGGGTTGCTGTTTGACCACACAGAACCAGACGCAGTAAGCAAGATTCCTGCTTCGGCGGCAACGGCCTGTTTCGAGTAGGTCGTCCAAACAATGCCTGTCGACGTGCCGTATCCAAAATGCACATTGGAATCAGAGTCCACTAGCGTGATCGTGACTTGCACGCTGGACGAGCGGTAAAGGCTGGCGTAGGTATAGGACCCAGTGCCGACCGACAGGTCCAGTTGAACAGGCACGTACCACCCTCTGCTGCCGTCGTATGGGGCAACGGCACGGGGCAGGATGTTGTTTCGGTTGCCCCATCCATGCACTTTTCCATCAGCTGTAACGCCCACGGCAATGTCGCTGTGCGCGCTAAACATTAGCCAGCGATACTGCCGGCCTACGGCGTAGTCCGGCGCACAGTCAACGGTCGCAGGGCATGGGACTTCAGCGACGATACCGACACGGTCGCACGCTGGGAAAATCTGGCGGCGCGCGACTCCCCACGAGTGGACCACCGGCCGGCAGCAACACTTTGAACACGAAAACCCAAAGTACCGGCCAGATGATCGGTATAGCTGCGGGGCGTTGTTGTCTGTCGGCAGTACGACCATTTCAGCACTCAGCCGCAATCAGCCGCCAAGATCCTGCGTCCTTCACGACGCTAACCAAGACCACCGCAAACGTAGACGTGGCCACGGTTGTGCGGAGCGGAAGCGTGGCAAAGTGATTGACGCAGTAAGCAGTGGCCGTTGATTCAGTCGGAAAAGCAAACTGAATGACGCGCCAGCCGGTGGATGTCGGCGTAGCCGTTGACCGTATGAACGAGATCGGGGTCCAGTTGCTGGTCGCTGTGTAGTAGGCCATCCGGACTCGGCTGCCTTCGCTGGAGTCGCGTGGCTGCGGCACCGACCAGGCGGACGCGTCGCGGTCCCCTGCCTCGACAATGCGGACCACCTTGCCGATGCGCTCCGCAGCCGGCCGCGTAAATGTGACCCGATCTGGCACTGATTAACCCTCGAGGATTTGCAGCACCAGTCTCGTGCCGGCAACGGCGGCCTTAGCCGCGTAGTCTCCGGCAGCAAGTCTCAAAACGGCCGCCTCGCCAGCACGCAGGCTCACCGTTTCGTGCAGCGTCGTGCCAGACAGACGGCCGAAAGATACGGTGTGAGTCGTCTCGGTAGCCAAGCTTTGTGCAAAACAAAGCCCGAGCACGCTCAATGTGCCCGTGGAGATTTGCGAGCTGGCGGTGCCAAGTTGCAGCGTCACAGCCATCACACCAGCAGTATCCATGCTGGCCGTGATGCCACTGGCGATGAAGGATTGAGCAAAGCGGCCCTTAGAGGCATTCGCGTTGATTGAATAGGAAATGTCTGACACGGGCTGCTCCTAGGCAAACGTGACGGTGGCGGGAGGAACTCCAAAGAACTCGGTGAAGTTTTCTTCTGGGTAAATGCGAAACGTCAGAATGTCTGGCGGATACGGCCCGGCACCTTCTTGTTTGATCGTGCCATTTTCAGCCAAGGCCACGGGCCCAGCACTAGGAACCTTTTCCCCGTCTTCGTTGATAACCCAGCAGCGACGCTTGTTGTTGGGCTGCCCATTCTTCAGGTAGTTAAGCCCAGCGTTTGGCAAAAACAGGTCGTGCGTCGACTTGCGGTAGATCAGTTCGCTGGTGATCTGCCAATACTCAACCAACTGCGCGCCGATGACCTGACGCTCCGGCGTGCCGCTAATGCCAGCGCACTGCCATGTGTGAGCCTTGCCGCCCGCATACGTGCTGCTGTTGATTGCGCCGGTGAGCCGGACGGCGATCGTTGCAGGAAATAACTGCCTGTAGCCGCTGATCGTCACTCGCAGCTCTGGCTCGGCTACCGTGATTCCTTCATACGGATCAAACGCTTTGTTTTGCAGCGCCGCGGTTAAGACGTTGTCGTTGGCGTCCGGGAAATACTTGGTGCACGCAACCTGTCCAGTGCCAGTCGAGAACGTCCACACGTCCGGCAACGCAAACGGGATGCTGCCAGGCTCGTCTAGGTTTGCGCTTGGAGGAACGGAAAATGCCAGCTGCACCTCCGCGTGCCAGCGATCATTTTCGGTAACTTCGATGCCGCTGCACTTCAGATATGAAAACTCTGGATGCGTGTCTCCAAGCACGTAGCCCACGGCCGACAGCACATCAGACTGCGTGGTCGTGCCGTCCAAGGTGGCGACGAAAACCATGCTCGCCGTCGGACTCCCGCCAAGCTGGTGGGAGTAGCCTCGAGGCAAAACTTCGCTTACTGACAGAACGGCCATGCTAGTTGCCCACAATGTCCACGGGTGGTGCCTCAAGGGCCGTGAGCTTCTCGCGGATCTTCCGCAGCTCAGCGGTCTGCTTCACAGCCTCTGCGACTGCCGGATCTTCTCGGTTGAGTGCGGCCAACTGTGAAGCACCCGAGCTGGTGCGGATGTCGTCAAACCGCAGCGGCCCGGTGTCGGCCCTGCTCAACGTCCGCAGCCGCTCCTCGTCAATCGCACGCTCTTGCTCGGCCAGCTGCTGCTGCAGCTGCTGCCGCTCCTTGAGGGCGTCGATAGTCTTGTCAAAGGTCTTTTTGGCTGCCTCGCCAGCCTGCTCCGCAGACGTGGCGTTGAGGATTTCGCTTTCGACTTGCCGCTTGATTTCCCGCAGCGCCTCTTGGTACGCAACGCCAGCGGCAAAGCCCTCGTTTCCAAACTGGATCGCAACGTCAACGGCGAGATTGGATTGCCCTTGGAGCCTATCGAGAATCTGCTGTACGGCTTTTTCCTCTTCCTCGAGCTCCTTAGTGGCGTCGGCAATTGCACTGGCTGCCCCGCCTGCTGCATCAGCCGTGCCGCCAAGTGCCTCTTTAACGCCTGCGGCAATTTGTGCAGCAGTGGCAGCCGCCTCCTTGCCAATCTCGTCAGTCTGCACTTGCGCCTGCGAGGTGCTGGACAAGTAGTCAACTAACTGCTCGGCTGCAAAGCCAACGGCCACGCCAACCGCACCAATGCCAGTGGCAAGCGCCGCACCTCGCAGTGCGGTTTTTAGAGTCGTAACGGTTCCGGCTGCAAACAAACTAGATACGCCAAACTGCTGCATTGCCTTGGCGGCATTGACGAACGTAGACGCAAGACTGGCGATGCCTGCTGCAATAGCCTGCCGATTAATGAAAAACAACGCACCGCCAATGGCTGGCAAAATGTTGTTGGCAATCGGCTGCAAGACAGCGGCAAGGGTGGTTGCCACTCCAACCAAGCTGCTGAATGCGTTGACGCTTGCTCCAACCAGTGCACCAAAGTCGATGCCACGCAGGAACTGGGCAATCTGAACGCCTGCCTGCTCAAAAGCAGGCAGAGCATCACGCAGCCCTGTGACAAACTGCTGAAACACTGGCTGAAGCGAAGTTCCGATTGCAGCCGAGACGTTTGAGAACTCCGCGCCGAGGACGCGCTGCTGGTTTGCCAGCGAGCCGGAAGTTCTAAGAAAGTCTCCCTGTGCGTTTGTCGTTTGCTTCAAGATTGCAAAGTATGCCGCCTGGGCCTTGACCGCTGGATCTAATGCACCAGTCAGGCTCCCGGTCAAGCCTCGCTGAAACGCGACCTGTTTTAAAGTGGCGTCATTCAGCAACACGCCATATCGTCGGATTGGTTCCGCCTCGCCGCGCAGGGCGGCACCCAAGGCCAGGATCGCCTCGTCCGTGGTGGTGTTGTTGAACGATGCCAGGTCAGATGCCAGCCGCGTCATTTCAACCGACAAGTCAGCGGCTCGCTCTTGGCTTAGTCCAATCGCCGTAAACAGGTTCCCGAACTGGCCAGTAGCCTGCAACGCCGCTCGGGTCGATAAGCCAATCTCCGAGGCCGACTCAGCAAACCGCTGCACGGCGTCAGCAGACTCGCCGAAGATGACGTTGCTTTTTGAAGCTTCTTCGCCAATGCTCACAGACTCACTGACGAACCCTCCAAGCACGTCCTGAGCACGGCCCACGGCAGCCACAAGCGTTTGCACGCTTGTAATGAAGACTTTGCCAATCTCAATTGTCTTTAGGGTCTGTACGTCGTTTGACGTCTTCTTGGCGGCGTAGCCCAGCTTCTGCAACTCGACCGCAGCGGTGTTGATGCCGCCGGCCATCTGCGTGGCCGATGCGGAAATCTGAAAGCCTAGTGCGACGGTTGCCATAGTTACTGCTGCCCGAGATCGCGTGCCATTTGCTTCAGCACGTCTGCGATCTGTGTTTCGTGTTGCGGTGCTTTCTTGTGCTTCGGGATGAAGTCTTGCGGCTCAATCTTTCTGCCTCGAGGCGTGTACGGTGCGAGCATTGCGGCGGCCAGCGTACCGGTCTGCTCCCAGTGCCCACCGATTGGCTCGTAGTACAGGTGGTAGGCCAACCACTGCGTAAACTCCCTGCTATCCATCCGCCGGAACAACTCGCCCAACGTCATGCCCAGGTGCCCGGCCAGCCGCATGGCGAACTGCAGCGACGGCCGGGCGTTCATTCCCCCGCCAACTCCTCCACGTCGGCCATGCTCATGGCGTTGTGCTTCATGGCCCGCTTAAACAACCGGTCCACCACGGCCACGCTCTTGGTGGCGAGCTGCTCGACCTGGGCGTCGGTGAAGATCCGGTTGCCGTCCTTGTCGCACAGGCACCGAGCCAGGAACTTGCTGCGGAAGTTTGTTACGCCCTTCTCCTTGTTGGCGAGCCACTCGCACTCGTAGGCGTCCCGCTCGCCAACGGTCATCAGCCGCAAGTACACGGTGCCGGCCTCGCCGTCCTTTTTCCATTCTGGCACCTTCACGGTCAGG